TTCATTAGTAAATAAACTTCTAAAGAAACTAAAGTCTGCTGAATCCTCTGGTTCATCTTCTGTTTGTCTAGTAAACCTTTCTCTTTCTAAATTATCATCTTCAGTAAACGGGTCTATTGTTGTGTCTATTTGTTCTTCAGGGAATGACATAGGTTGCATATCTTCATCTTCACCTTCATCAAACTTAAATAAATTATCTCCTCCAAGAGCTGCATCTCTATTATCTTCTTCTGCTGTTCCTACAATAAAAGGTGCTTCTAGATCTTCTTTAGATGCATCTCTAAGATCATCTTCTGTTTTTGGTGGATCATCATCTAACAATTCAGGGTCCATACCAGATGTTAGCATAGCCCTTTCTTTTTCATCCATTGTTGAAGTATCTCTTAATAGTCTATCCATCTCTTGATCTACATCTGGAGATTCTACTTCTTTTATCTCAGGAGTCTTTAAACCTTCTCTAATTGATTCTATAATTTTTTGTTTTTTTGTTTTTGAAGCTGTCTTAGCCATTCTAGGTAGAGTTTTTATCATTTCTTTAAACATATCATCAGTAGAGATTGAATCTATACTTACGTTAGGTTGTTCTGATGCTTCTGCTTTACTCATTATATTAAATCCTCCTCCTGAATCTGAAGTATCCTTTCGCTCAACTTTTGGAATACTAAATTTGTAGATATCTTCAGCTTCTTGTTCATCTCTTGTATCAGTATTAGGAAATACATCATCAGCTTCTTGATCATCTATAGCTTCATTATTAGTAATACTACCATCTGGATTTACTGAAAAGGCTCCCCCAAACACACCTTCTGGTTCTCTTTCTTTTACAATACTACGAAACCTATCTACAAGGTTATCTACATTTTCATTTATTTTATCTTCACTAGGATTACTTTGAGTTTGAGAACGCTCTGATGACAGACCTAAGTTTTCCATTTGATTCTCTGTAGAAGGACTAGGATATCTTTTTGTAATTTTACTTACTATATTAGTTTCTAATTTAATTAACTCTGGATCATTTATTAATCTTTTTTTATCTTCAACAAATTTTTTAGCTCCTGATCCAGGCTCTAATGCGTAACGTTTAAATATTCTTCTTCTATTATCTCTTTTATTTTTAGGTTCATTTTTATTAATAACTGATAAAGCACTATTAAAAGTTTTAAATTTATTTTTTCCACCCCTCATTTCTATATATGCTATAGTTGCTTTAGCTGCAATTCTAGGGTTACTTAATAAGTTTGGATTATCAACAATTTCAGGCATATTTAATTTTTTAGCAATACTCTCATAGTTAGCCTTGCCTGTTATTTGAAAAAATCCTCTACCTCTATATTTATATCCATCTCCCTCTTCAGTATTTCCTAAATCAACTCTATTACCATAAGCTGCATTAGCAAAAGCTCTAGGATTATTTAAAAGTTTTTTTATCTCTGCATTTGATAATTTATTTATTTTATCAATACCTGCTGCTTTTGCATTAGCAACACTACTATAATTAAGATTTTCTTCTAAGCTTTTAAAATCATTTGTTTCAACAGCTGCCATACCCATAATAGTTTGTATGATTCTACTATCAGTTTTTTCAAGATCAATATATTTTTCATTTATTAATGATCTCATTAAATAAGATCCTAGTCCTGAAAATGATTTTACGGTTGCCATGTTAAGTTCCTTTTAATATCGTCTGTACTTCTACACGCATACTTTTTAACTTTCTAAGCATGGCGATTGCACCTTGCGCTCTATATATTTCTATTTCATCATCACTCTGTTCTAATACACGTAGTGCATCGTGTCTTTTAGAATCTAAATATAAGTTAAACAATTCCTCAAAGTCTGGTGTATTTACTAACGGTAAAATGTCTCTAGCAGTTTTAACGTCAAGCATTACCACCACCTCCTTGCTGTAGCATCGCCATTAACTCTGGTGGTATTTGTTGTCCTCCACCTTGAGGAGCTTGAGCCTGCTGTTGCTGTTGTTGTGTTCCTTCATTGGCTCCACCACCTGTAGCAAATCCTTGTTCTTGCGGTGCAGGTGCTTGACCAGTTCCTATATTGCCACCTCCTGCTCCAGTTGGATCTAATCCCTGTTGAGGTTGTGGGTTCTCTTCTGCCATCTGTTGTTGCATCTGTTGTAGTAATAATGCCTGCCTAAATGCTTCTTCAGGATTATTTGTTACCTTATCTACATCTAGATCCATAGTTGCTGCTATCTCACGCATGATGTATGGGAACTTAGCAAATGGTGCTAGTACAGGACTGCTTGCAATCTGTAAGAAACTGATAAGACGTTGGGATCTAACTTCATTCTTCATAAAGCTTTCAGTGCCTCTAGCTCTTACTTCTAGATCACCACGTATCTCTTTATCAAAATCAAACTGCATATTAAATGCAAAGATTGCTTCACCTAATGGACGCAACATATAATCATCCATATTCTTAATCACTGTACGTATTGAATTACTGGCTGCACCCATCAACATAGATATACCTGATGCAGTTCTACCTGTTCCTTGAACACCAGTTTGTCCGTATGAGTATGATGGTAGTCCCGATGACTCATCCGATAATACTCTAGCTTTATCAAACAACATCATATTTTCACTTGACACGTTTGGAAACTTAGTACCAAATATAGCTTGACCAGGCGCACCACCTTGTCTTCTAAAGATTTTACCAGGATATACTGTGAGATCCTGACCAGGTGCTAGGTTTGTTTCATCTACCTCAATCAATAAATTGCCAGATAAGATAGCATTATCAACTGCTAATCTCATAAAGCCATTCATTAATGTTTGAGTATCATCCATATTCTCTGCTAGACCTACACCAAAAAAACTGTATGGATTGATCTCGTATGGACTTGCAACGTAAGGAATACGTTTAGGTGTGAATGGATTGATAACAAATCTTAGGATCTGATTGTTACATACCCAACAGTTAATCTGTATCTCATCATCATTGATATACTTCTCTGGTATTTCTAAACCTTGTAATGTTGCTATATCTTTGTCTATTGTACCCCAGAACTCTAATACTTCAAATCGTTCTACATAACTTGATCCACTACCAGCAGAATGACCCTCACTTCCAAAGTCAGAAGCAGTGTCAGCATCTTGTATACTATCTTCCCACCATTCCTGAGAATAGTTTTCACCATAACCAATAGCTTCTTCTATAGCTTTAGATCTAAAGAAAGGACGTTTCTTTAATGCTCTTAGTTGTGGTCTAGTCAAACGATGACGCTCAATTGTATACGTAGCATCTTCTATATTAAATGCATCTGGATCAGGATAGAAATCCCACACAGAAGTATACTCTACTTTTGGTATTGTTTTAATGATTGGATCATACTCACCCTCTTCATCCCAATTCGCATATTCTTTATCTATAGCAAACGGACCCTTCATTATTGCAGTACCAAACAACACACACTCAAATACAGAATGTCTTAGATGTTTAGTTGCAGAAGATTCTTCTAGTTGATCCTTAATTTTCTTTTCCATCTTCTTAGCTGCAATCATAGATGGATGGAATGTAATAGCTGATTGTGTTTGTCCTGGTCCTTCTTTAAGACCTTCTAATTCTTCTAAGTCTTCTTGTAAAGGTCCAAGCATATCTTTTAGCATATCAGTGGTAGCACCAGGATCTAGCTCTTTACCATCACCAGGATAACCATATTGATCTTTTATCTGCTCTAATGCATCTTCCTGTTCCTGTTCTTTTGGATCTATGTGAACAGTATCTAATACACCTTCAGGTAATGCTGTAGGTTCTATACCAATAGGAAATCTATTCTGACTAAATAAAACATCTATAAGTTGACCATACGCAGCAAGTACTTTGGTCTTTGTTACTTTAATAAATACTCTTGACTTTTCTGTTTCGGTAAACTGAACATCAGGACCATATAACCCACGATAGTTTCTGTATGCCTGCACCCATCTTTCTTCATCTGTATATCTTCTAGTTCTTGCACGTTCGTATCTGCCCTTGACATAACTAACTAAATTATCGTAGGTTTCTTCTTCAGTGTCATCATCCTCTAATGCACTTAGTTCATTTTTGTCTACCATATTTTTTCCTTTTTGGTTGCAAGGTTCTGTTAACTTTTTTAGATATTACTGCTAGATTTTTAGGTCTATTGTCTCTAGGATTACCATTTTTATGATGTACCTCTGTTCCTTTTGGAGGTTTTAACATCTTTCTAGCTTTGTTTCTACCTGCTCTATCTAGTTTACCTTTAGCAGTACCATGTGTTCTAGCATATTCTTTTTTATAATTTCTAGGTTTTTTCATATCAATACCAATGACTATAAACAAATACACCGATAATAAGTACTAATCCAAGTATCATACCAGCATATGCCCAAAACATCTAATATCCAAACGTAGCATCCGATGCTTGGTAACGGTGTTTAGGTGTATTCTCATACGCTACTCTTATATTCGTAGGTCTAGACATTATCATATACCTTAGTGCATCATACAAATGATCTTCAGACTTAGTATCAACATCTTCAGGATTTCTAGCATCCACTGGTAATGCTGCTATCTGACTGATCAAATTTTTACAATTCTTTAATATCTTTAACTTAGGCTCATCAGTATCTTCATCAATCATCAGTCTTTTATGTAACTCTATCTTACCTGCTACTCTAGATCCTGGTGATCTATCTGATGGTCTAAATCTACATCCTTCTCTATTTATAGTCTCTGCTATTGATGGACCTACATCACCTCTCTTAGCCCAACATGAACTATCTAGTAATGCATCCTGTATTCTACCATCATCAGCTTCTACTTCCATAATCATCTGACCTAACTTATCTGCTGTTAAACGATTAACATATAATTCTCTGTATATCCACAAACAACCATCAAAATCTACTGCACCCCATAGTATTGCTGAATGTGCTGCGTATCCAAAGTCTGCTGATCTTATCTTAGTCCAACCATTAGGTATCTCAAAACTATCACACGTATGTACTTCTTTATTAAACTCTGGGAATGCACCTTCTTCAACTACATCCCAATCACCATATAAAAACTGTTTACGTTTTACTTCTGGTAGTGATGCCAACATAGCAACATAACTTTGGTCTTGTGTGAGATACGGATTATCCCATACTGATGCTGCTATAAACTTTCTTGTTATTTCGCTTGACAGTTTTCTACCATCTAGCTCATACTCTATCTTCTCAGTTATTCTAGTGTTTGGTTCAGCAGGATCTATAAATAACTTCTTAACCCATGCTGATCCTATATTACCTGGATTACCTGTAGCTCTCATATGCAGTGGTATATCAGGGTCTGTAGTACGTAACGATGACTTTAAGAACTGCCATATATCTGAATTAGCATACTGAGGTAACTCATCTATACCAATCCACGAATAGGACTGTCCTTGATATCTTAACACATCTTGTAAGTTTTCGCAATACCCAAATTCTATTCTAGCTCCACTTGGAAAGTACCACGTATTCTCTTGACTCTTAAACTTTGCTCCAGGTGCAGCTTTAGGATATATTTGCTGCGTCTGGAATATAACATCTCTTAGTTCTGGCATCGAACGTCTTATAAGCAATGCACGATGAGCAGGTTTATGTACATATCTTAATGGAGCTATAAGAAGAGAGTAAGTTTTACCACCACCTCTTGCACCTCCATAGAAAACTTCACGTTCATTAGCAGAAAGAAATTGTGTTTGAGGTCCAGGATTGGGCTTGAAAACAACTTCAGGTTCTTTCTGTTTAGTATCCGTAAAGTTTATAGATTCTTCTGGCTCCTTACCATTGTCTAATTCTTTACTTAATCGTCTCTTCGCTTGTTCTGCCTTGATTCGTGTTTGCTTTTCGGTATTTTTAAGGTCTTCGATTTTTCTTTGCTTGGGAGATAGTTTGCGTCTGCGAGTCTTTCTCCT